GGCGTGTCCATGAACTGGCCCCGGTACGCCGGCGTGAGCAGCCGGCCACCCGCGCGCGAGAGAGCGTCGAACACGACCAGCTCCGCCGCAGCCGTCAGGCCCGCGTCATCGGACTCCGGCGCGGTGCCGGGCCGCGCCGGGAGCCCCCGGCCGCCGGGCTCCGGATCGCTGCTCCCGGGCTCGAGAGCGTTCGAGGGGTCCACGGCCGCTCCGGCCGCCACGCCTGCGGCCTCCGGAGCGATGACCAGGCCGAAGAGCTTGAGGGCGATCTCCTCCTGCGCGGCCAGGGTCGGGGCGACGCTCACGGCGGCCGCCAGCCTGCGCAGGAAGATCTCCTGGTCGTCGGGGATGGCGTCGTCCGGCACGCCGAACTCCGAGCGCATGTAGTCGTCGCTGACCAGCAGGTTCTCGTACAGGTACTTCAGGTCTTCCTTGTCGTCGGGGCGGGAGACGACTTCGGTCACGTCCCAGTTCAGGACGAACCTGTCCGGGTTCTCCTCGCCCATCGAGCGCAGCGCGCCCCGGAAGTACTCCGTGGTGAGCGCCATGCCGAACCGCAGGAGGAAGGGCTCGAGATGGATCTTGTAGGTGGTTTCCTCCACCTGCCACGCCGACCAGTGGTTGGCTTCCGCCATCCGTGACATGGCGATCTCTGCCGACATGTCGAGAGACCGGCCGAGCCGTACGAAGTTTTCCTCCCGAAGCTTCGGTACCTCACTGTCCAGCGTGGTGGACAGGTCCACGTGGCCCTCGGCGAGAGCGGCGATGTACTCGCCCGGCACCTGCACCATGATCGGTACGTGGGCGGCCGCCGTACCGGGGTCGGACAGGCTCGCCACGCTGGCGTCGTACAGCAGCTTCATCAGGCTGGCCGCATCCGCCTGTTCTCCTTCGGCCACCGGGAAGTCGACTTCCTGGGGGATGAAGAACATGCCGTTGCCCGCCAGCCGGGAGTCGAGCCGGCTGGCGATCGACTGGCTGGCCTTTTCGATCTCCGCGCAGATGGGTACCGCCGCACGCATCGCGGAGTCGGCGTGCGTCTGCTCGTCCGGGTGCGCGCGCCACACGCGGATGAGCCGGTCCTGTGACCTGAGCGGGGTCCAGACACCCGTCATCGGGTCCTTGTACTGCCACGACCCGCCCCGCTCGCGCAGGGACCGCCGGCTGAGTGCCTCCCACCGGTCCTTGAGACCGGCACCCCGGGGAGAGATCAAGATGTACGTCTCCCCTCCCACCTGCCACTGGACGGCCACCAGGGTCAGGATCCGGGGCAGGTTCTCGGGCCCGCCCAGCACCGCCTGTGCGGCAGCCTGTGCCCGCGCGTCCTCCGTCGGCCCCGTGATCTGGCCCGTCTCCGGGTCCGTCTCGGCCGCATAGAGCACGGCCCGTGACAGGGCATTCGCGAGCCAGTTGAACGCGAACTTCAGCTCGCCGATGGCGTCGTAGAAATACCAGGCCCGGTCCTGCCATCCGGTGTCGCCACTGGACGCGTTCCAGGCCTGGCGCCCTTCCTTGCCCGCCAGGGGCATGGCTGCGGCCACCACCGCCTGCGGCCGTGGTGCGGGGGTGTGCTCCCGTCGCAGGCTGAATGCGCCCATCAGTCACCTGCCTTTGTCGCCAGGAAGCCTGCCGCGTAGCTGGCGGACAGGGCTGCGGTAACGGTCATGAATGCGATGGTCTCACCCCAGGCGTACCATGCGCCCGCTACAGCGCCCCCGACGTACACGGAGGCGCACCAGTCGCACACCAGCAGGTACGCCAGCTTGTTCCAGAAGACACCCTCCCGGGCCGTGAGCCAGCGCACGAGCCACTCACGCGGGGGCTGGGTCAGGACGTCGGAGGTCACGAGCCTGGTGAGCCGGGCCGTGGCCAGGGTGATGAGCAGAAGAGAGACGACGCTCATGCGCCACGCCCCATTCGTTGCAGTAGCGGATGGCCCCGGCCGGCCGCACGGCCGACTCCGGCCGCGTGGGGGGAGGCCACGGCACCCGCAGCCCTCTCCCGCCTCAGGAAGAAGGTGATGCCGTGCACCAGCGCGTCGACGCGGTCCGGCGACTCGTGCGGTTTCTCGTTCGGGTCCCAGGTGGTGAGCTGGTCCTCGAGCTCCGGGAACTGGCCCACGTGGAAGACGCGCGCCTGTTCGTAGCGCATGGCGACGGGCTGCGCGCGCAGCACCTTGCCGTGCTGTGCGGTGACCTTGCGCAGGTACCGGAACGGGTTGGGGATCACTGCCCCGTCGGCGTCGAACGGGGAGATCAGGTCTTCCCCGTTCTCGGCGGCGGCCCGTGCCTCCTCCGTGTGCAGCATCCGGCGCTGCTCCGTGTCCAGGTCATGGTGGTCGGCGTAAGCGTCTATGAGACCGTCCCGCAGCCACTGTTTGCCGAAGTTGTCTTCGTACACCAGGAAGTCGGCGCCGTGGTCGTAGAAAGCCTGCCATGCCGTGAGACCCGTCTGCCGGGCGCTGAGCTGTCCGGACAGGTCCGCGAGCACGTACGCGTTCCGGTCGGCCGTCCCCCGGCCCACCACCACCACGCCTGCTTCGTCACCGGTGCCTGTGCCCGCGGGGTCCACCGCCACCACCTTGAGATCGGTGTCCGGTGCCTGGTCCACGTGGCGGATGTCCTTGCGCCGGACCAGCGCGCCGGGGAGGTCTTCCAGGATCTCCGCGTCCAGCTCCTGGCGCCCCAGCGTGGTGCCGGCGTACCGGTCCAGCACCGTCCGGGTGAAGGTCGGGGACAGGTTGTGCACGTTGGCGTACGTGGACCCGGTGACCAGGCGGCCACGCTCGTGCTTGGCCAGTTCCTTGATCAGCTTCAGCGGCCGGGGCGTGGTGGTGGAACACACCTGCGGGTGCTCGCCCAGGCGCAGGCCCATCAGCAGCATGTCCCACGCGTAGTCGATATAGCGCCAGGCGGCCAGCTCGTCGCACCAGGCGTAGTGGTGCTGGGGGCCGCGCAGGCGCTCCGGTTCGTCGGCCGAGTAACAGAACTGCATCGCCCCGTTGGGGTACACCAGGCGCCGCTTGCTGGGCTGGTACGTGGGCCGGAACCCCATGCGCGCGCAGGCCAGGATGCCGCTCTCGCCCTCCACCATGATGTCCCGGACGTCGGCCGCCGTGGCACCGACCAGCGCACCGCGTTCCTGGTCCCTGGCCTTGCGCAGCGCCCACTCAGCTCCCGTGCGCGTCTTGCCGAACCCGCGGCCGGCGAAGAGGTTCCAGTAGTCCCACTCGTCGTCGGCCGGGGCCCGCTGGTCGGAGCGTGCGTGGGGGTTGCGGCGGCCCGGGTGCGGGAGCCCGTCGCAGTCCGGGATGTCGCAGAGCCACGGGCCCTTGCCCGACGTCCGTTCCTGCGACAGGGCTTCCAGACCGGACAGCAGTTCGGCCAGCTGCTCTTCGGGCCAGTTCTGCCACCCCGGCGGGAGGACCGGGGCGGAGCTCATTCGTCGCCTGCCAGCCGTGCCAGCAGCGCACCGATCTGTTCTTTGATCTCTTCACGTGCCGTGTTCATCGGCTTGGACAGGTCGGTTGCGAACGAGTGGCTGCGGTGTGCGGCCGCCTGCGCCGTGGACCAGCGGATCGTGGGATCCTCGCCCTCCGGCATCAGGTCCAGGTTCCGGCTGAGGCGCTCCATCAGCTTGGTCGCCAGGTCGTTGTGCTGCCGGGCGATCTCCTGCGCCATGTCCTCGTACGCGGTCTGCACCGCACGGGCGGGCATCGAATCCCACGACGCGGAACGGGACTGCCATGCGTGCTGGGTCGACAGCCGTCGGATATACTGGGCAGATTTTGATACCTGATCGGCTACTTTCTGTAGTGTCCGATCCTGTCCCATGTCCAGAAACACCCGAAAAAGAGCGTATGCCTTGCTGGTTTCGCCCGGCTGACGGTCCCATGGGCGCAGATCGTCCGTTGTTTCGGTCACTCTGTGTCACCCCCTCCCGAGCGCCGACACCAGGGAGATGACGACGCCTGCCACACCCATGATGCCCCCGATGGTCGGGAGCGGGAACCTGCGCTCTTCCAGGGCTGTCACGCGCTGTTCCACGTCCAGGATGTCGGACGCGTTGCGCGACTCCTTCGTGGCCAGGACGTTGATGTCCCCGCGCAGCGTGGCCACGCCCGTGTTCAGGTCACCGGCGAGTCTCTCGACCGCCACCGCCAGCCGGTGGAGGTCCGTGCCCACTTCGGGGCTCACGACCCGAACACCTTCGCTTCCAGCCGGGCCAGGCGCTGTTCCACGGTGAGCGGCGCAGGAGCCGGGGGCGTGGTCGTCTGCGACGGGGACCAGGATGCGGCGTGCTTGAGGCGCTCGGCCACGTCGGACCGGAACAGGCTGCCGGTGAACTGGAACCGTCCGCGGGTGCCGTATCCGGCGACCGGCCCCCTGGGGTCCGGCTTGCCCTCCACGGACGTCTCTTTGTGCATGCCGACGGAATCCGGCTTCCAGCCGTGGTGGCGGCACACGGCAGCGGCGATGCGGACGTACGCGTCGTACTGGACCTCGGGCCAGACGTCGTCACCGTCGCCCAGGTTCTCCGCCTCCACCCCGTAGGCGACATCGTTCCCGTCGATGGTTCCCGACGACTTCAGCGGCGCCGGGTGCAGGCTCTTCTCGTCCCGGAAGCTGACGTACGCGTTCAGCGCCATGGTGCCGGCGTGGTTGGCCCGGCCCTTGCTGCACATGGTCGCCAGGCCCGACTTGGCCAGATGGATCTGTGCGAGCGGTCCGGGCAGGCCCGGCACACCGTTCTTGGCCACGGTGTCCAGGGAGTTCCGGCCGGCGGTGTGGTGGCACAGGAGCATGTGCACGGGGCCGAACGGCTTGCCGGTCTCGTCGTCGCGCTCGCGCGTACGCCAGCCCGGGTACTCGGCCGTCTTCACCCCCTCGGCCTTGAGGATCTTCAGCCACTGGTCGGCTGTGAGCGGAGCAGCCATGGTGTTCCCCTTCGTCTGTCGTCCGGCACAGAATACGGCAACGCCCCCCGGGAAGATCCCGAAGGGCGTTGTGAATGCACCGCCGTGGCGCAGGGTGAAGTCTCCGACTCGTCCTCGTC